CTGCACTAAAGCGCACGTCCTGCGGACGAGATAGATGCAAAAACGGGGAAAACCGCGGTCCGCCGCCGTAAAATTTGTCAAGTTTTATTTTCATTTGTCTCAATTCAGTCGAACACTCGTTCGCTATTCAGGCTAATTCGGCAGTTGCTCGAGCCGGTATTTAGGTTAAGATGCGGTTAAACTGATTCGTATTTGCCGGTAACGCCGACGCCCCCGCTCCCATTGAGGGGATACGGGGGCGACGTTGGCGGTTTATTGGGGCCGATGACTACCAGGGTAGCCGTGCTTTATACCCGACTCGTGGCCTACATCGGGGCTGGATTGGGCTCTCTATTTAGATGCGCTAGGTATACCCCTATTTCTAGGGGTACCTTTTCGCATATATATGAGAGAAACTGGGGTAGGGGTACCCTATTTGCGGGCGGGAACCTTGGCCTTGGCCGCCCCATTGGTGGCCGCAGTCTTGGCGTTGGGCTTCCGCAACGGGCGGGCAAGCTCGGGCTTGGTCGAGAACCGAGCTTGAACGATGGCGGTCTTGCCGTCGTCGGCCGATCGCCCTCCGAACGTCCAGTCTCGCGAGTACCGCTCATTGAGCAGTGAGACCAGAGCGGCCGCCCTCTGCGGGGTGATGTCCTTGACGATGGTGTAGACCTTGTCGGGGTTGGACTGGACGGCATCGAGTGACGGCTTGAGCGAAGCCAGAGCATCGGCCGTGCTCTTGCGGGTACGGGGGGCGAAGTCGGCACCCGCTTCCTCAAGCACTACGGTCAGTGCGGGCTCGGTCGGCTTGGTCGTGGTTGGCGTTGCGGTGTCGGTCACTTAGACTCCTTCAATATCAGCGGGCGTGTTCCCGTCAATGGCAGTATAACCGCTCGCTCTCTTGGGCGCAATTACCTTTTGTCGCACCGGGGCAACGTGCTTGTGAGCCCGAACGTGATAGTCGTACGTCGGCCGCCCTCGGAATATCTGCAAGCACTCGTCACAACGGTAGAGTTTAGGTCGACTCATCTTCGCTTTCTCTTTGCTCGAATACTTCGGCGATCATCGCCGCAATGTCGTCTAGTCGCGAGTCGATGACGTCTAGTCGGTACTCAATGTGGGCGGCATCAAGTACGCCATTGTTACCGTCTTGCTTACAGTAACGTTTCACTTTGTCCTTTCGGTGTCGGTGCTGGCTCATTACCGTCTCACTTTCACGAGCCAAGTATTGCCGGATAGTTGCTTTTCCCAACCGCCCCGTTCAACGGCTACGTCCTGCCCCCAAATACGCTCCACGCAAAAGTGGCAAATAGGGCGGGCGTCGTCTTCCTCAACGACAAAGAAGAGCGGCCGTACCCGTAGTCGGCCGCACTCAAAGCAGTAAAGAGGCTCGGTCATTTGACTCATCGATCAAAGTCTTTCGTTTGTGAAGCTCTTTAATCGACGCTGCTGCAATCGTATTAGCTTCAAGGTCACCTACTAGATAGCCTCGCTTGCCTTCGGCGGCATCAAACCGAGCTTTGCCCCCACCGAGATATTGGGTAATCGGGCTCTTCCGATTTACCCAAGCGTAACAACCGACATCCTTGATATCTAAATAGTCGTAGTGCTCTTTCACGACCCATTGATCCGACAAGGGTATCGGACTCGGGTAGTGGGCAATGATGCCATCGGTAGCGGCGTAGACCGCCCCGGTAGCGGCAATGGCGTGCCAGAGCTTTTCCCGCACCCGTGAGGTTACCGAGAGCCCGACGCCGATAGCGTGAGTCTCCCGTATGCCGTTGATGTCGGCTATTTTCTCTTGAGTGGTACCGGCTTTGTCAGTCCAGCGTACTCGCTTTTGCTTGGTGCCGTCGAAGTTGAGCAAACCCCAAAGCCCGTTGTCAGCCATCTTCCCGAGTGCGCCAAGCTTCCTTAGCTCTTGTCGTAGCTCTTGCCACTCGTCGGTTTGAAAAGCGGTAGTGAAATGGTCGGGTACCCAAGTCTCCTGCACCCGAACGATGTAGCCCAAGTCATCGGCTATCCGCATATCACGATGATTCCACCAACCGCTAAACACGCCCGTTGGATAAACCAAGTGCTCGCTTTTCTTGCCGACGTTGAGCCTCAATTGCAAAGGATGCGGCGGCAAGTCATCGTAGGGTACGAATGCCGTAGCCTGGCTAAAGCCATCGGGATGCTTGCGCCAATTGTCGGGGTTGGTGTGGTGCCATCTAGTCGGGATTGGCTCTTCCGAAAGGGCGGTCGGGTAGGCTTGCTTCAAGTCGTAATAGGCCATGTTCCAAAACGATGCCCGTTCGGGGCGAAAGTATTCCGAGCGGCCGGGCCAAAACGCATTGACCGCTACTGGCGGTGCCCAAAACTTGATGGGCTCGTCTAGCGTCTGGCGGAAGAGTGCCAAGCCACCGCCGGTAACAGTTGAGCGGAAGATAGCCCCATTCTCATTGAGGAAGTCAACGTAGGCAAAGAGGGCGGTTGCAATGTCTTCGAGTCGCCCGTCAGCTTCTAAGCGGTAGACAGTAGGCCCGCCATCATGCCTAAGGGTGTGGTACTTGCCGCTTCCTTTGGTAATGCCCGTCCAGTGGGTGGCATCGCACGAGCGGATTAGCTCGCGTATTGAGCCCCGACGGGGCGTTACCACTATGTATTTTGTGTATGTCTTGCTACGGTAGGTTTTTCCTCGGGAGACGTTTTGTCTAGTCGTCGGTTGAGGAAATGCTAACCGTTGCCAAATTTCCTCAGACGGGCCTTCGCCGAATTCGCCATTAGAATCGATGAATCGTAATAGCTCGGGCGTTCCCGTTACGACTGCAATCGGTTGTTGTGCCGTTATGCGAGTGGGACGTTTCAGCAAGTAAGTCATCAGCTACTGACCTCAAAGAAGATTTCGTGCTCTTCCCGCACTAAATCTATCGACGTGATCGGAAACCCGTCATCGGTGCGGATATCGGCAAGGGCGTAATCGGGGTTATCGGTCACGTATTCAAGTAGCTTACTGTAGAGTTCTCCTGCTGTCATAGATTCCTCTCTAGAACGCCGAACGGGGCGACCCCGTAGGATCGCCCCGTAAGCTCAATTGCGGCCGCTAGCGGGCATTACATCAAGCTCTGGACCACGGCAAGCTCGTCGGCGGTCAAGGGCTCAAGTGTGTAAGCCTTTCCTTTCTGCTCAAACTTCCCGGCAACGGGCGGCTTGAAGTCGTCTGACAGTAGCTGACGCTGGACGACTGACCAGAAGATGAGCACGTCGGGCTTGTGAACCAAGGTCGGAACCTCGGCGTAGTCGGGGTCGCCCTTGAAGCCAACGGGCTCGGAGTCGAGTAGGAGCAGATCGATGACCACTGCCGTGCTCTCGCCCATGGTGGTATCCACCACTCGCTCGCCCTTGACTTCGGTAATGACCAGCGGGTGCCCGACAAGGTCAGAGCTACGGCTACCGGCTTTGGGCGGGGTGTTCAGTTGCATTGCATTTCCTCTCGTTAGTTGGGTTGGCTTAGCGGCAAGCGCCGAGAGTTACCGGCGGGTAGTACTCCCGGCGCCTACCCCACTACTTGTACCCTTTCGGTCGCCCTTGCGGCAACTGCCTACTTGGGTACAAGTAGTGGGCTAGGCCGCCCCCGGTGGGCCGTTGGGGGCGGGCTAGCCGAGCTTGGGCTATCCGCTACCGCCGTTGATGCAATCGGACCAGCATTGAGCGAGGAAGAGTGACAGTTGGTCAGGCTCGGGCTCGGGCTTGCGCTCGTGAGGCAAGTGAAAGTCAGGAACCTCCCAACAGTCACAAAAGCCGGGAGGCAGTCGGTCGGGCTCGGGCTGGTCAAGCTCAGGCTCATTCGCCATCATCTCGGCGTAGTGCTGGTCGAAGCTCTCCCGGTCGGCTGCTTGCTCGCCATCGAGCTTGGCGGCTAGGTCAAGCTCGGAGGGCGACGGTTGGTCCCAATCGTGGTCGTCGGAATACCAAGCGTTGTCGCCCGAGTCGTAGTAAGGGCTCATGCGTGGCGCTCGTGCACGGGGCAAAGGTTGCCGTCGTGGACTAGGACACCGTACGGGCGGTCACCCGTGCATGGGTCAAGCGGTTCATCATCGGCCAGACAAGCGGGCTCGCAACGTTCGGGCGTCTCGGCGAAGAGGGTGGCCGGCACGGGAACGATGCTGTCAACCGTTCCCAGCGCTAGCGCCCGTTCGGCATAGTGACGATTCCCGTAGGTGGCTACGATGCTCGTACCGATGAGCCCGTGCCAACCGATGATGGCGGGCTCTGACTCGGGCAGTAGCCCGTTGTGACGGGCCGACGCTATGGCGGCCGCTACGGGGTTTGGCTTGCGTGACGGGTAGCGGTTGGCGCTACCGTCATCGCCCTTGGCAAGCGGCGGGCGTATCGAGTGGCTCTCGCATCTACCGGACCCCGCAACCGCCATGTTCCAGCAGTAGGTGTCAAGGTCAATCGGGTAAGTGCATCGGCCTACTCGCCCGGTAGCTTCGGCTCTTGTCATCGTCTCTCCTAGGGTTGCGGGGCATGTGGCCCGTTCGGGCTCACAAGGACAACCTACCTCATGCCATCCCATGCATGCAACCGCCCTCGGAGTGAATGAATATTCATACAGTCGGCTGGATACTCACCCACTCCACGCCCCACTCGATGGGCTCGGGCATCTTGACCGCAAGGGCGTGGCTCATGATGGCCGATACCGCTAGGTCGATATTCGCTTTGGCTTCTACGAAATGAGGCTTGCGAATCATCGCCCCGTTTTTGCTTTCCTCAACTTCTGCCATTGCCAAATGAGCGAGCAAGGCACGAGTAAAATCGTTATCAACAAAGCGCAAACGACTATCGAGTACGGCATCGTAGAAGAGTGTAGTAGCTCCAATCATCCTTTGGGGAGATTGCGGAAACTCGACTACCGGCAACCCTTCCGCCGAGAGGGCTTGCATATTCCGAGCCCAACGGGCGGGGTCAAATCCAATCTCTACTACGTCGTACTTGGCGGCCGCATCCCGTATCGTTTGCTCAACCTTCGACATATCTACCCGCCAAGCCCCGTCATTGAGTATCGGCGGGGCCCAATGCCCGAGCACTTCAAGGACCATCATGCCATCGACTTCGCCCGATGCCGTGAGCCCGGTAGTATCGCCCGACCACGAGCCGTCAAGGGCGAGACAGACTCGGGTGCCCTCGGGTATGGGTTGGTCGGTCACTAGCCCGGCGGCCGCCCCGTAGGGTAGCCAAGCCTTTTCTGTTGCCGTCCACTGCCCGAGCCTGAACCGCCGAAAATCGTTTTCCCGCATCTTGCGGGCATGACGGGCGAGTGCTTTACGTAGCGCCAGGCTCTCATCGTAGGCGGGGTTACCCTGCCGCCAGGCTTCCTCATCGTCTAGCTTGCATTCGGGGTCGGCGGGCTCGTAAATAGTGGCATGAATGTCGGGATCATTGCCCTCTTTGGCGTCATTGTAAATGTCAAATGCCGCACAATCCATATTGTATCCGGGCGTTGTGATAGCAAATACCAAGCCATCCTCGCGAGCATCGGTCGACATCAGGTAGCCGTGCCATACCTCGCGGGCCATTAGGTGTAGCTCGTCGACGAGTACCAAGTGAGGATTGATACCTTGGCTTGCGGAAAAGTTGCCGGGCCGCATTTGAATGAATGAGCCCGTGACGGGGTTTTCTATCCGCAGTTGATAGGTCACGAAGAAGTCGTCTAGCCCCGCTTTGCGGATAGTCTCTTTCAGTTGGAGCCAGAAGACCGAGCTTAGGTTGGTCTGGCTATCGGAGACGGCGTAAATCTCTCGCTCGTCATACAAGCAAAGTTCAACAAGGGCGACCATGACGCCAAGTAATGTCTTGCCATTCTTGCGGGCGACTTGCGTATAGGCAACGGGAGGGCGGTCGACTACAAAGATTTTCTCTAGCTCTTCCCGTTGCCATTTGTAGGGCACGAGCCCAAAGAGCGTCAATAGGTCAAATGCCCGTTGCGGAAACTCGTCGGATAGCCCGCTAAGGTCAAGTGCGAGAACACTCTTTAGCTTTGGTCCTGGCGTGCTTTTGCCCATTTGACGAGTATACCCGAGGGCATCGGCTTGCCGTGCTATGCTATATGCGTGCGATGGTTTGGTGATCCTAAGGCGGAATACCGGGCCGACCCAACGGTAAGTATCGGCGATCCTGCCCTAGCCGAATACCTCGGCATCGGTCATTTGAACGATGCCGGTGTCTCGATTACCGAGACTTCCTCAATGGAATTGTCGGCCGTTTGGCGGTCAGTTCTGCTCATTTCGGGCACCATTGCCGGGCTTCCTCTGCATACCTACCGGCGCACGGGCTCGGAATCCCGAGAGGAAATAAGCTCGTTTCTGGATGCCCCGCATCCCGATATGAGCCCGTTCGAGTGGAAAGAGCTAGTAATGGCTCACGAGCTTCTTTGGGGAGACTCTTTCCTGCATCACTTGACGGGCGGGGCTGGACAGTTGCTCGGGCTCACGCCGCTACCGCCGTGGTCGGTTGGCGTCAAACGAGACGAGAATACGGGCGAAAAGCTCTTCAGCGTGCGGGATGCCAAGGGCGATTTGCGCGAGCTTACGTCGGTCGATTTGACCCATATCCCGGCATTTAGCCTTGACGGCTTGCGGGGCTTATCGCCTATCGGGCAAGCCCGGCACTCGCTCGGAGCGGCAAAGGCTAGTGACAAAGCGGCCGGACGTATGTTCCGAAATGGCTTGCAGTTGGCGGGCATCCTCACGCCGAAGTCTGACGCCCTCACCAAAACGCAAAGCGATCAAGTCTTGGCGGGGCTTCGAGGGAAAGCGGGTGCCGACCATGCCGGCGACATAGCCTTTCTACCGGCGGCAGTCAGCTTTAGCCCGTGGACGATGAATGCTATTGACGCCCAATTCCTGGAGAGTAGGCACTTTGGAATCGAGGAATGCTCCCGATGGTTTGGCGTTCCTCGCGAGCTTCTTTCCGAAAGCGGGGCAAGTTCTTGGGGTAGCGGAATCCAAGAAATTGTGCGCGGTTTTGCTCGTTTTTGCCTCGCAGCATGGACTACTCGAATCGAACAACGGTTGTCCATGCTTTTGCCAAAGAACCAATTTTGCGAATTCGACTACTCGAAGTTCCTCAAGCCAAGCCCCGAAACCGAAATCCGGCTACTCATTGAGCAAGTGAACGCAAAGCTACTTACAGTCAATGAGGCAAGAGCGATTCGCAATCTGCCTCCATTGAGTGATGCCGAACTAGCTGCAATGCAACCCGACAGGCAGACTCCCACGAATGACGAGATTGGAGCGATAGATGCCCCGTAGGACCGAGCCCGACGAGCCCGACACCCCGACACTTTCCACCATGGCCGAAGATGACGACGCCAACGATCCTCGCTCGTGGGAGCACGAATCCGCCAGTGAGGTTCGGGGAGGAACCTTGTCGGCCGCTCAACTTCCCGATGGTGCGGGCAACGTTGACCCCGACAATCCCGACGCTCAGTACCCGCCGGGCATCGTGGACAATTCGGCGGCCAAGCTCAACCCAACCGATGACCCCGCATCATTCCTTCCGAAGCCCGTAGTTCGTGAGGGCGGCCGACGAGTCGAGACGACGGCGGCAAATCCCGACTACTCGACAAGCTTGGAAGAGTAGAAATGGACCGTCTATTCGTTCCCGAATTCCGAGCCAACTACAGTGACGAACAACGTCGTATTTCGGGGCATGCTTCTGTTTTCGGCAAGTCCGCTCGCATTGGTTCGCACTGGGAGCAGATAGACGAGAGGGCGTTTACCGGGGCTCTCGATCGCCCCGACGATGTTCGATTCTTGCTGAATCACAACCCCGATAACTTGCTAGGTCGCACGGTATCGGGAACCTTGGAGCTTGCTACCGATGAGGGCGGATTGCAGGTAAGGTCGGAATTGCCCGATACAACCCTAGGGCGAGACGTAAAGGAGCTAGTCAAGCGGGGCGATTTGACGGGTATGTCCTTTGGTTTCATGCCGAAGGATGACAAATGGGGGCGTGCTCCCGATGGGCGACAGTTGCGAACGATCACTGACCTAGAGCTTTTCGACGTATCGCTAGCCACTTACCCCGCATACAAAGACAGTAACGACGTGGCACTTCGCACGGTTGATTTCCGCAATGCCCAAAAGGTCGACGTTCGTCGGTCACAATTGATACGGGTAAGAGCCCGGTCATTCCAGAAAGGAAGCTAACCCGTATGTTGACCATTGAGCAGATTCTAGAGAATCTGCAAGCCATCATTGACGCTGCTCGGGAGGAAGACGGCACCGAACGCCCTCTGACCGATGAGGAAGCCGAACGGTACGAGGCACTAGAGCGGGAGCTTGCTACCGCCCGTCGCAATCAAGAGTTTCGCTCTCGCCACCAAGCCTACTTGACCCCGAATCGGTCGATGGTGCCCGCCGGTAGTCAACAAAACGTCCAGCGTACCGACGAGGAAAGAGGCTTCGACCACTACCTTCGCACGGGCATTCCGAACCAAGACCTGGCGCCGGCAAGTGGGCCAGTGCCCGCCGAGTACCGGGCGCAAGCCGAGGGCACCGGTGCGGCCGGCGGTTTTCTCGTGCCGGCCGGCTTCCTCTCCAAGATAACCGAGCGACTCAAGGCTTTTGGCGGAATTGCGGGCGAAGCCGAGAGGATCGATACGGGCTCGGGCAATCCGTTGCCATGGCCTACCAACGATGACACGGCCAATGAGGGCGAGATTGTCGCCGAGAATGCCGTTCCCGTTGGCGGTGCTGACTTGGTCTTCGGCCAGAAAACCCTAGGCGCATACAAGTACACTTCCGAGGGCGTTGGGGGCGAGCCTCTCAAGGTCTCATTCGAGCTTGCCCAAGACTCGGCATTCAACCTTGAAGAGTTTGTCAACCGCAAGCTTGCCGAACGTATCGGCCGCAAACAAGCTCGGGATTGGGCAGTTGGCACCGGTACCGGGCAACCGCTTGGGCTTCTTACCGGCGGTACTTCCTCAGTCATTATCGCTAACAACACGGCGGGCATGACCTACCCGAACATCATTTCGGCCATTCACGCCATCGACGTTGAGTACCGTGATGGCGAGTGTGTTTGGGTCATGAACGATGCCGTAATGGCGTTGATCGAAAACCTGGTGGACACTACCGGCCGCCCTCTCTTGCAAATGAGCACCGACGGCATTGCCGGCTCGGGCGTCATGACCATTCGGGGTTACCGAGTGGTCATCGACAATTCATTGCCCGCTACCTTCGGCGTTGCCGGGAAGACGATCATCTTCGGCAACATCAAAAAGAGCTACGTCATTCGCTCGGTCAAGGAAGTCACCATGCTCGTCTTTCGGGAGATGTACGCCCGTAACGGGCAGATTGGCTACATGGCTTGGGCTCGTGCCGATGGCACGGTTCAAGACTCGAATGCTTACACCGTTATTCGGGGAGCCTAGCGGTTGTGAGTTATGCATCTTTGAGCGACTTGAAGTCGGCTATTCGGATCACGGATACAAATTCGGATAGCTTGCTTCAAGTCGCCCTAGATGCGGCAAAGACGGCAATAGACGAGCACTGCAACCGCACATTTACGGCATCCACCATAGCCACACAACGTTGGTATGAGCCTAATGGCGGCATCGTCAGTACCGATGACTTCTATACGACGGACGGGCTCGTTATCGCCGTTGGCGGAAGCAACGTACCGCTAGCGGTTTACAACGTTTCAGCGGGCTACACTCTCACGCCCCCAAATGCTATCGCCCTCGGCGAGCCCTATACGGGCTTTTACTACTCGTCTTCGCCCTTGGCGGCATGGCCTCTCCTGCATACCGCCCAACGTTCGAGGGCACAAGTAACCGCCAAATGGGGTTATGCGGCAACGGTACCGGCGGCAGTGAGGATGGCATGCCTACTGCAAGCCTCACGATGGTTTGCCCGGCGGAATAGCCCGTATGGTATCGCAGGTTCGCCCGAGCTAGGTTCCGAGCTTCGACTACTGGCGAAACTAGACGCCGACGTAGCGGTAATGCTTGCCGGCAAAGTGCGGTACTAGTGGCAGTCGATTGGACGCAACTAACGAGTGGCATAGTCGGGCTTACGGGTACGCCCGAGTATCGCATTGAGGATAACGGGCTCATCCATTGGCGCGGAATAGTGACCAAGGTTGCGGCGGGAAATGCCAATGCTTACATCAACCTGCCTGCCATTTTGGCCCGTCGCCACGACTCGGTTACTCATATCGACTGGACGGCGGTAGCTACTGACTTCAATGGCCTATTTAGTGGAACACAACTGCTCTATGTAGGCTATTACGGAGTAGCGGGGCAGCAATTCAACATGAGTGCGGTAGCCTATATGGGCAATCCGCCCCCACCTACGCCGCTACCTGCTCGTACCTTAAAAGGTTTGCAAGCGGCCATCGGTACCAAGCTTCAAACGATAGCGGGATTACGAGTATACGACTTCCCGAGCGATCGGGTAGAAACCCCGGCGGCCGTGCTCTCATTGCCCGAGACGCCCTACGACCTGACGCTTGATGGTCGTAATGATCAATGGATTTTCCCGCTTTGGATACTAATAGCCAGAGCCGACGATAAGGCTTCTTACGTCGAAATGGTGGACTACCTAGAAGCCGAAGGACCGAAGAGCATTCGGGCTATTCTCGAAGCCGACCGAACGCTTGGCGGGGCTTGTGATTCGCTTATCGTACAATCTGCCCGGCCGCTTTTCGCAACCGTAGCGGGAACGGACTTCCTAGCCGTTGAATTCACCTTGGAGGTTATAACGTAATGCCCAAAGTTCACGGCAAAAGTTCATACTTCGCCCTAGAAGATTCGGCCGCCACTGTCCTTCGCAACATCGGCGTTCATTGCGATAACATCACGCTAGACCGGGACATAGACATGGCCGAAACTACGACCATCGGTCAAGAGTCTAAAACGTGGCTACCGGGGCTCGATGGTGCCGAAATTAGCCTTGCCGGCAAGTACGATTCACTTGCGAGCACCGGACCAGACGTAGTGCTCTCGGGCGACTTTGCTACCAAAGTGCAAGTCGGCTTTGAGTACGGACCCGAGGGCAACGCTACCGGGAAGGTCAAGTATGCGGGCGAGTGCTACGTGAGCAAGTACCAAATTTCGAGCCCGCTTGAGGGCATCGTCAAGTTCTCGGCGACAATCAAGGTCACGGGAGCGGTAGCCCGTAGCGTGTTCTAATGCTTCCCATTCGTCAACTTCCGCAAGGCGAGTTTAAGTTTGACGATGGGACCATCTTGCCCATTCGTGGCCTATCAAGGGCGGAAGCTCTGCAATTGCGGGGCTTGGGCGATGACGTGGCGGCCATTGAGATACTTTGTATCCGAGCGGCCGCCAACGTAACCGAGGAAGAGGCTACCCGATGGCATCAAGTTGCTCCCAATGCCGACGTTGAGGCTCTGGTCAATGAGATTGCCAGGTTGTCGGGACTGGACGGGGCAACGGGAAAAGCCGACGCCGAGCCCTCGCCCTCGGCGAATCCGACCGAATAGACTACATCGTGGCCGAAAATCTCGGCAAAACTCTTGCCGAAATACGCGAGCTTGCAAGCGCCGAAATAGAAGAGTGGCGAGATTGGTTCGTTTACAAAGAGTGGGAAACGAATAGCCTATAATGGAAGCCACGGTAACCATCATTTGCGGAATGATCCTCGCTCTTGGGCAGGGTTGGCTAAATCTTCGGCTCAAGCAGCAAGACGATGCCCGAGATGCCGCACGAGCAGAGCAGAAAATAGCGGCCGAAGCACTCAAACTCGAAGCCGAAAAGATGGCCGCACAAGTAGCCGAACGAACCGAAATGGTAGCGATAGACGTAGCAAGAAAGGTGGAAGAGGCTACCGCTGCAACTGACCTTCAATTGGGGGCAATTCACGTACTCGTGAATACCCGAATGACGGAAGCTCTCACCCGTATACAAATGCTCGAAGCTGAGCTAGCCGAATTGAAACCCAAAGCCAAGTTTAGGGGTAGGTCGAAGTCATGATACAAGTCAAGGTACGGGGCGCAGACGAGTTTCAGCGCAACATAATGGCCGGCAATAAGCGGCTAGCCGATGGCATTCGTTCGCTCATGGATGAGCTAGCCGATGACGTAGCCGACGAAGCCCGTAGAAGAGCTAAGCGAGGTTCAAAGACGGGAAGGGCGGCCGGTAGCATTCGCGCCGTTGGTCCAGTGGTGAGGGCGGGTGACGACGTGCCGTGGTATGGCTTCGCCGATATGGGCGGCAGGGTAGGCCGTAACCGCTCCATTTCTCGCCCGTTCATCAAGGGCGGGCGGTACCTTTTCCCGGCGGTTAGGGATGTCGGCGTCATCAAACAAGCCGAAACTTTGGTCGACAAGGTCACAAAGGACATCTAATGGGCAAGCCTATTTTCGTCGCATTCAAGGACACCGGTACTGATGAGGTAACCAATGCGTTCGACAAGGTAGGCAATAGCTCAAAGAGCATGGCAAAGCAAGTCGATGATTCGGCATCGTCTCACGTCAGACTCGGCGAGAAGGTTGGAAATAACGAGCAGAAATTCATGGGAGCGGCCGACCTATTGGACGGGCTCGGAGCTACCTTTGGCGTCAATACTCAAGGCGCAACCGCCCTCGCCAGAGGCTTGGGAGACCTGTCGGGCGGATTCGAGATAGTCTCGGGCATCATACCGGGGCTCTCGGGATTGTTCCCAAAGCTTGCTAGCGCCATGACGTTCGTTTCTGCTCACCCGCTACTCATTGCCGTGCTCGTCGGCGGGGCGATTATCGCTGGACTCGTCATGCTCGAAAAGAAATTCGGGCTCGTCTCGGGAGCGGTCAAGGCTCTTGGTGGCGTCTTTAGCGGCATATGGCCGACGATTAAATCCGCCCTCAACATGATATTGGGCGGCATCGAGTCGTTCCTTAACGCCATATCCGCTCCCATGCGACTATTCTCGAAGCTTCCCGGCATACCCGATTTGCCTATGGTAAACCTTCCTCGGCTAGACGTTGGCGGTACCGTTTTGCAAACGGGTATAGCCGTAGTCCACCGGGGCGAAGTCGTATCGCCCGCCGTTGGTTCCCCCTCATCCTCGGCGGGCGGTACGATCAATGTGTTTGTCGCCGGCTCGGTAGTGACCGACCAAGACTTGATTGATGCCGTTCACGCTGGACTACAAAGGAAGCAGCAACGTACGGGCTCGCTCGGGTTGGCGGCCTAGGTGTACCCGAGTTACACCCTAGAGATTGAATTTACCGATGGCGTTTGGACTGACGTTTCCTCGTACCTTCGGAGTGGCAATACCAAGCGAGGCAAGTCATTTGCCATCGAACGCAATGCACCGGGGCGAATGACGGTAGTGCTTGCCAACGAACTAAGGATATTTGATCCCGAATATCTCATGAACATTTCGCCCGGCAACGTACTGCCAGACAAACGGATACGCTTATCGGTCACTCACAACGCCATCACATATCCGGTATTCTCGGGTTTCATCGAGCGTATTTCCCAAATGTACGATCCGCCCCGACGAGCTACCGCCAGGCTTGAGTGTTCGGATGGGCTCGCGAAGCTCGCAAATGGCTTGCTTGGTTCGGCTTGGGAAACCACAATGCGGAAGTACTCCACTCGTCTTTGGTTCCGATTGAATGAGCAAGGTAAGGGCACAAAGGTATTCGATCGTAGCCCGAACAACTTCTACGGGGTATATGCGGGTGCGGGCGGAGCGGTCACGGGTACAGATTCGCTCATTGCTTACGACCAGGACCCCGCTACTAGGTTCACGGCTACTAGCAAGTACGTTCAGCTAGGCAATGCGAACGACCTAGCAATGGCTGCCCCATGGTCCATCTCGTTCATGCTCAACGTACCCGTTATTCCGACATCAGCCGCCTACATCCTTCGAGGAAATGACCTAAATAACGGGCTTAACATTTGGATGGACACTAACGGGCGGATCAATGCCGAGATACGAGTAGCGGGTGTCCAGACTCTCTACGCTCGAACGTTCGACACCTACCATGGCGTACCGCCCGTCACGGCAACCCACATGATTACTCTTGTCGCCCAAGCGGGCGTAGGGCTCAAAATCCACCAATGGGGCGGTGACAATACAAATACCGGGGTAGCGGTTGGTACCGGTGGAACAGTCCCGGTAGCTCTCCACTCAATGGGCTATACGCCCGCTGATATGATCCTTGACGAGTTTGTTGTATTCGGCCATGCCCTCACCAATACCGAGCTTGCCGAACTAGCCTTTGGTTTACGGGGTTGGGATGCCGACGCTCCGTTTAACCGCATACATCGCATCCTTGACGCTATGGGTTGGCCGGCTCTAGACCGAGACATTACCCTTGACTATGACGAGTTTCTACGGGGTACGGGGCTTGGCGTTACCGCCCTCGCTCATCTCGAAGCCATAGCGGCTACCATGATTGCCCGTATGTTTGTCGAACGTGACGGCACATTGCGGGTACTCTCTCGTGAGGATCATAGCGCCATACCCTATACGGCATCTCAAGCCATACTAGGTGATGCACCGGGCGAAGTGGGCTATACCCAAATCGGTAACTACTCGCTAGACCTTGGAGCGGTTGAGAACGTTACTAGGCGCAAGTGGCGGGGCTTTGGAGCGACCGAGGATACGTTGATTCAAGTCGAAGACGCCGCAAGCATTGGGCTCTATGGGCTACGGTACGGGCAGGAAATAGACTCGGAATATCACGCTATCGACTCAGAGGAAGAGCTAGCCCTACATCGGCTTGGGCGATTGAAGGACGCAACGCCCTCGGTTGAAGGGCTCGAAATGACGCCTGACAGCAACGCTCAATGGGCGGTTGCTCTTGACCGCGAGCTAGGTGACAGGATCACTTGGCGTCGACGCCCTCAAAACGTCGGAGCTATGATACAACGGGAAGTCATTATCGAGGGCATTAGCCATTCATTCGGTCCCAAGAAGTGGAAAACAACGCTACTCATTGATGCAACTGACGCCCCGCCAACCATGTATTGGACCGAAGACAATTGGGGAGAGAACTGGGCATGAGCGTCATATCGAGACTCTATAATTTCGTGGCAGGAACACCGGCAATCGCCGATAGCGTCGATGCCGAATTTGACCAAATCATTGCGAAAATCAACAACGACCTAATTCATAGAGACGGTATGTCGGCTTTTACCGCCGTACAAGCGGGCATAACCCCAACCGCTACCGCTCATTTAACTACCAAAGGGTACGTTGACGGGCTCATAAGCGGGGTATCGGGCGGCGGGGGCATCGTGGTCCGCAAGACTGCAGACGAGCAAGTCGTATCGAGCACGGTTCAGCAGAACGATGACCACTTGTTTTTTGCAATGGTGGTAAACAAGGCCTACCGAGTGCAAATGACTATCCTGACCAGTAGTAGCGTGTCCACTGCCCTAAAACCCTCATTCACTACCCCGACAGGTACGGTAGTGCGGGGCAAGATATCGCATATCAACGTCGCACCCGCCCTCGGAAGCTTGCTGGTCAACTACTCAACCTATTTTGATGCCGTTACCCCTCCCTCCGTCCTTCCTACCGGACCGACAGTCATTGTCCCTATCCTGGTCGATGCCGTCGTGATTTGCGGATCAACTGCCGGCAACTTTCAATTTCAATGGTCACAAAATACGGCAGTAGCCAACCCATTGATCGTTCATGCTAACTCCTTCCTCACTCATCAACTGCTCAACCCGTGACGCCCCGTCATTGCTTAGACTGCGGGGCTCTGGTCGAGGGCGACTCACGATGCCCTCGGCACCGACGAGCCCGAGACAGGCTTTTTGCCGCTCAAGGGCGAGCCCGCCGGGGCAACCGTTGGACAGCAAAGAGCCAAGCTCTTCGGCGCTATTGGGCATCCATCGGGGCTCAATGCGTCGATGCCGACGAGCACTGTAGCGGCCGCATACAAGCCGACCACGTTGTACCGGGGCAAGAGATATTCGTGCCACGTTGCGCCTATCACAACAACAGGAAGGGCAATAGAGCATGACGGCAACCGAGATACAGAAGCTTTTGGTAGAGATAGGATGGCCCATTACCATCGATGGCGATATGGGTAGCCAGACAAAGACCGCAATCAAGTACTTTCAGCATGGCTACACATTCGCTAACCTCACGGTTGATGGCATAGCGGGGCGACAAACTCGTGAGGCTCTGCTCGATTGCGTCAAGAATCAACGGGGCAAGTGTGCTGAATTCTTTTGGTTCCGAGAGTTTGCGAGCAAGGGCAATGGCTGGATCAAAGTACACCCGAGACTACTCAATAGACTTGACGAGCTACGCCGGCGCACGGGCGTTATCACTATCGTCTCGGGCTACCGTGATCCAGCCCACAACAAAGCGGTTGGGGGGGCTACATCATCTCAGCATGTGCTCGGGACTGCGGCCGACATTAGCGGAGTCGACGGCAAGATAGCTCGGGCGGTTGGGTTCTCGGGTCTTGGAGTACACCCCAACGGTAGTGTTGTTCACGTTGACGTAAGGGCGGAAGGACCGAACAACACAACGGGAGCAGCGATCGGCAATCCTACCATTTGGTACTACTAAAGAGAGGAAGGTAACCCACCATGAATCCCTATATCAACAAGTTTCTCGTTGCCCTCGTTACTGTATTGGGGGCAGCAGGAGTGTTGATATCCGACGGCGTTACTACCGAGGAGATCATAGCAATGGTCATCCTCTTCGCTAACGCAATAGGGGTATATGCCATACCCAATAGCCCTCCCCCCGTCCACAAATAGGTAGGGTGGGGCCCCTCTCCCATAGGGGTAGTACCCCCTACCCTACCCCAATAAACCGCCAGCATCGCCCCCTCTTTCCCCTAAAGGATCGAGGGGGCGTCGGCGTTACCGGCAAATACGAATCAGTTTAACCGCA